AGGCATCATCACTGGTGACCCATCCTCATGAAATTCACCAGGATAAGGGTAACTCCATTCTTCTCCCAGCTCTTCTTTCTTGAACTCCTGGTCTTCAAATTTCTCTACAGGAATACCGGTCAGCAGGGATGCAATGGTCTTGAGCTTGCCTGCAAACTTCTTGATTTCATACCTGCTGTTGTGGTGTCCATAAATGCTTCTACCATTTCTAAGCAAATCTTCACAGATTGCTGAACGGTCTTCAGCTGTCAGAAACTGAATGATGGCAGCTACAGTGTCCTTGCCACTGCCGATTTTGCCACTGATTGCGATGAGGTTGGTGTTCATTTGCTCCAGGTCTTAATGCGTTTAACTAAGCTTGTCTTGTCAATGTTGATGCGGTACTTCAGTCTGAGATAGCGCATCAGTAAATACACCTTGTTGGTGCGGGAGGGTCGCTCTGCTACCTTGCAGAACTCCTCATAAATCATGTCTTTCTTCATAGGTAGTAGATAAGAAAGACCGGCCACCCAATGTGACCGGTACTCTCAAGTTAGAATCCCGCTTCTGCAGCCAGCTCTTCAGCTTTAGGTATACAGGTTAGGGGTGTTGCGTCAGGCAAAGAAGCCGTCTTAGGCTCCAAGTGTAACAGGTCATCAAAGACCTGGTGTACTTTACCTTGGTCGTTCATCCAGTCAGCCGGGTGGCCTTCTTTCAGAGCCAAGGTAATGTGGTTGTATAACGCCCAGGCGCAGTCTGGGTCAACTTTGTAGTCAAAGCTGGGCTTACTGAGCTCGCTTTTGACCATACCCATTTGCATTCCATTGAGAACATTCTGGTTAAAGAACAGCTCTCCCAGGATGTTGTGGCGTTCTGAAGTGGTCAGGTTGTGATCCTTCATGTTGTCCTTGTGACGGACCAGGGTGTTCCAGTACTCCTCAGATTGCTTGATGTATTCTGAGATGTGACCTTCAGCCAACAGGTCAGCAGCCCCGGTGTGTACACGACGGTAGGTGCCAAACTTGTTGTTGTTGATCATCATGCCGTTCATGCACACCTTCACCATACCGCCTAGGTTAAACCTGAACGCGTATTGTTTGTTGTAGGAGTTCATGAAGTTGGCAGACAGTTCAATGTCCATGTCCGCCTTGTAGTTCAGGCGGAATGAACCTGTGGCGATTTCACCGTTGTTAGAACAACGATAGTCTTCACCAGTGATGACATACCCCGCGTTGGTGATCTCGCTTCTCACACGGTTGATTACAGCCGTGTGAGCAATGGGGGTGTAGGATTTGGTGCGCTCAGGAAGTGTCGCTCCTATAATGGTGGCATAAGCAGTCATGCCCTTGATAGTCCTTTTCATATTTTTAAAACAGACTTAATTGTTGGTTTACTAAATGTGCTGGTAATACAGGTGCTTTCTTTTCAATCTTTGCTATCTCATCATAGATTTTGTCCAGGTAATAGCGCTCATCCACCTCATACTCTTCCCAGGATTTCTCCTCGTACTTGTTGAATATGGATTGGTGGACGCTGCCGCTTTCCAGCTGCATCTTGCGCCCGTCAGGGTTGGCTTTGAGCAGCTTGCAGCCACGCTTGGAATTGTAGTAGCGGACCAGTTTCTTGAGCGTCTCTTCTTTGTACGCACCGCCTTCTACATGTTGTTTAATGAAGAACCAGTCGCCCTTCAGTTTTGCACCTGCGCAGTAGTCATGGATGTCCCTGTTCTCTGACAGGAATGTTTTGGGGTCTGTGCCATGGATAAAGTATGCATACCATGCCTTAGGTATGATGAGCATACTTTTGTTCTTGTGTAAGGGCAACTCGTTAAACTCAAAACGACCCTTGCACTTGGTCTTGCCATCAGTATATACCGCGATGTAGTTGTTCACATCGCCAATGATCATCTTGCTGTACTCAACAGTTTCCAGTTGCAGGGAGGTCATGGTTTCCCACTCCTTGCATACCTGGTAGAACAGCTCTTCATGCTCTTCATCGATCATGAACTCCAGACCATCGGTGTTCTGCATCAGCGGTTGTGCTCCAGGGATTCTGGTAGCCAGCATCTCATAGAGCATGCTCAACAATAGCTGACCGTTGATGGTGATCCTGAACGTCAGCTCCGGGTCATACAGGAAAGAGTGTCGCTCTTTGCTCAGACCATAGGTAGCGTTCAGGATAATCTTGAACAGGTAGTTCAATGGGTTTTTCTTGTCATACTTCTTACGTTCCTCAAACATCCACTCATACAACTCGCAGAACTCTTCTTTGGGTAAATGTGCAGGTGACCACTTGTTGCGAATGGCCAGGTTAGGGTAGAAGCTGGTCACATCCGCAGATATGATCTTCTTCCCGTTACCGGCTTCATACACACCAGAAGCAATACAGCCATGCAGACCACCCAACGCGTAATCAGTGGGTACCTTGCGATAGTTCATCCTGTAGCTGGGTCCTTTCTTCTTGCGCTCCAGTTCCTCCAGGTCAATGGTCGTGTCCACCACCAGGCTTTTAAACCAGTTGTGGACAGAAATAAACTCTGGAGTTTGGAACTCAATGTAGGGTAGCAGGATGTCGCGGACTACCACCTGATCACGCGGGGTGCGCATGTTGCGGATGACCTTCTTATCCATCCCAAGCTTCTCACTCAGGAAGTGCAGGAAGATCTCCTTGGATATCTTGGGCTCAGATGCACTGTACAGACGCACGTTGTACTTCTTGCTAAGTTCTGCCCGCAGGTTGATCTGCGATACCATGACCTTTTCTCCCTTGGGATTGGTCAAGTTGAACACAGCTTTGGTACTTTGCACGTCGTTGATACAGTAGCTGACCACCATGTCCTGGGTCACGCGGTCGCGTACCAGCTCATAGTGGGCATGCGGCATCTCCTCTACGTTCTTCCAGTCCATGGAGAACTGGACCCACTTGAGACTGGTGCTTTTGGCACGGTTGTCCCAGTGGTTGAGCTTGAAGATATCCACACAGGGTATGGACAGTTTAAATTCTGGATAGTCAAGGAACTCATTGTTGCGTGATTTGTCAATCACAGATTGGGCGTATTGATAGATAAGATTGGTAAACACATCTGCATCAATGTCCGCGCGGCAGAACATCTCCTGGTTGGCCAGGATATACTCTGTGATCTGCGCGTCAAACGCCAGGTTATTGAAACCAAGGTGCCAGTCACCCATTGCCTTAGACTCCAGGAGGAACTCGGTGAAGGCACGCATGTCGTTGCGGTAAGGACTTACCACAAATACATGGCGCTCTTCACTGTTCATATCCTCATAGACAGCAATGAAGCAATTGACAATGGTCTCATAGTCCATTACCCAGAACTTTCGCTGTCTCATGGTTTAGCCCTCCTGTTCTGTCTGTGTCTCTGGAATTTCTGTTGCTTCAGAATACAACGTAGCAGTAATCGCTATGTGGTCTGGGTTGACTGTAAAACGGTCAATGAATGCGCGGATGTCTTGGAAGTTATCCAAATAGTACTCTGTGAAGGTACTGATGATACGACGCTCCTCTGCAGTCCTGTTGTCAGGAGTCTTCAAAGAAATGGGCTGACCTTTGTCGTTCAGCTTAGGTAGCATGATGGGTTTCTCTGCCAAGGTCTTACCAATGATGGCAAGCACTTTGGTAGTTGGGTCATAGATCGCCTCAACAAAAGGGCAATCATTGGTGATTGGCATCAGACGGAATGTTTTGTGTCCGTACCAGTCGGTGTTGTAAGCAAGCATGTTCTGCATAGCGGTTAGGAATTATTGGTTATTGATTCTTGAAAAACTTCGCGTTCTCTGTCATAGCCTTCACAGAGCTCGCCTACCTGGCGGATGAGGTCTTCATCTACATCAAGTATCTTAGCGTACTGTGAAAAGTATTTCTCAGGGAACAGGAAGCTCTCGATATACACCCACTCAGGTGTGTGTACACCATAATAGTCAGTGAGTTTCTTTTTGGCATCCGCACTCATGCGGGAGTATTTGCCCGCCAGGAACGCATCAAAGTCGTCCTTCATCGGGTTGAAGTCAAACACATAAGCGATGAGTTCATCATCAATTGGCGCACAGTGGTCCAGTGACTTATGTGTAATTAGAATCTCGCGCTCAAAGTCGCGCCATTCTTCTGTGTCATTTCTCTCATACACACATACCAGTTTGCGCTCTTCTGCACCAAACTGACCCGGCCACACCAGATAAGTCTGGTATGGCTTGGGGTGTTTGTTTTTGTTAAAGCCTAACAAAGGGTATAGGAATGTGTAGGATTTTTGAAAGTACTTTCTGTAGATTTCTGAAATCATAGTGTTAACTCTTCATGGAGCAGGTACTGGTAGGGTAAGCTGAAATCACGCTTCTCAAAATGATAGCGTGCTTCGTTCAGCTTTTCCTTGGTGTCACTGATCCATTGTTTCAACTTCTCTTCGCTGATTTTAATTGGAGCGATCTGCATGTAAGGGTCAATGACTATGAACCTAAACTCAATACTCCAGCCTGCATACTCAGGTCTGGACAAGTACTGTTCTTCCACCATCATTACATACATCGCTGCCTGAATCCAGTAGCGGTAGTAATCAATGCTGTCAGAAAAACTGTTGAGGTCTTTGCCGGTCTTCTTGACGTCGTTCACGCGGATCACTTTGTTTTGTGGGTCAAACACTAGGTTGTCAATAAAACCTCTGAGACCAAAGGGTAGTCCTTCAGGAAAACTTACAATCTCTTTTTCGTTCTCCTTGGTGATACCGTTAAAGCTGTCACCAAAGTAACCCATGCGGTCCATGACCACTGGATTAGAAGTGATCTTGTCTACCACAGCTTTGCAAAAGTTATAGGTCTCCTGACCCACAACAATCTTATTTTCCATGGTAGTGAGATATCGCCAGTATTCTTCATGACGGAAGTTGATAATCTTTTCCAAACGCTGAGCATCTGTCTTAAGCGATTGATACAGGTTCATGTCGCGCAGGATGTCAAGGATGGCATCGCCAAACTCAGACAACTCTGTGCGGGTGTCACCTGTTTCTTTCAGTTCCTTGTGATGCACCAGCAAGGTGTCAAGCACCTTCTTGGGATTATCACTGGGCGGGTTTTCTACAGACAACACAAACTGGCTGTCAAAGTTGCCAGGGTGTAAAAGCAAACAATGAATGAGGCTACCCTCAATCATGTTCAGGTCCATCGTGTCATCACGTTGGTTCAGCACATAATGCTGATAGAACAGGGCAGGACTGTAAAGCAGTCGGTTAAGCCCTGAGTAAGACATGAGAAAGGGTTTATCAAAAAACTCTTCCTCTTTTTGAATGCGCTCACTGATAGAGGGAGGCGCAACAAACGATTTGGTTAGTGATGATGCCATTATACCTCCAGTTCTTTTAGTTCTTCTATAAGAGCTTCTACCTCTTCACGAATGTCACTCTTAAGATCATCAGTAAGTGTCTGCAGATGCAGGCCTTCCAGCCATCTATCAAATTGCTCAAATCTTTTTTGCTGTTGTTTATTCAAAATCATAGCGCTAGTTTATACAGTTTTCCATATCCCGGTGGAAGTAACGGCCCAGGATGTTACCGTTGTAGCTGTCAGTTTTCAAGACGTCAAGCTTGACCTGCCATGCCAGCTCACAATAAGACAGATATTTTTTGGAGCAACACAGCTCCAGGATCTCACGCTTAAAAAACTTGTTGCCTATCTTGCTGATGTCAGCCGTCAGGTCTTTGGAAGAACCGTGGTACAGAGCCCAGTCAGACTCTTTTTTCTCCACACGGAACTTCTTGCGGGTTCCTGTCAGGCGTTTCTCAGTGGCTGACACTTTTTTCTTGCGTGCGTGATACAGGCTTTTCTGCCCGATATAAAACTTACCAGTCTTAAGATTGGTGATTTTGTAGACAAAGCCGACAATGGCTTCATGATTGGGAAGGTGTTGTACCTTGGTAATCTCTTTACCAGAGGGTACATAGATCCAGTTGTTCATAGGGTTGCGTGTACAAATATAATCAAGCTCTACATTATGCCCGATGTTCTACAAAATTATTTTGCAAACCTTCATAGCTGTTGATGGCGCGGTCAAGAATTGGGATGATGTACTGCATGGAAGCTTGCACACCATGGGTCTTGATGATGTCGCTTACATCTTTTTCCTTAGGCAGGTAGACATAAGGCAATCCATACAGCTCCTTGTATTTGTGCATGCTGGCAATGCCGGCCTGGTCTGAATCCATCATAGTAACAATTGCATCATAGCGTTCCTTGAACTCAAAAAGCTTGTCTTCTGCAATCATGGTGTTCTCAGAATCAGGGGCAACCACATCCAGTTTGAGCAATGGCAGGCTTTGCAACGCCATACAATCTTTGAGACCAGAGGCAATAACCAGGAAACGGTTACCCTCTAGCTGGTCTTCACCCTGTAGGTAATCACACAGCTTGATGAACTTGCGGTCACGGTTCCTGGGCTGGTAAATCTTGTACAGGATTCCTTCTTTGGTAAAGTACCCATAGATGTTTGGGTTGGTCACCACAAACTCCTGTACCTGGATACCGTCTTCCATGGTCTTACTCATGACATAGCGTTCCAGCGGTCGTACATTATAGCGCTCCAGCAGGGAACTGGATATGTTGTACGGGCTCCAGAACTGTGCGTCAGCTGTTGTCCAGCCTCTCACAGTGAAGTCCGCTACTTTCCAGCTGCTGTGCTCAATGATCTTGGTGTCACAACGACGGCCTGTCTTCAGGTAGTTGCTGTAGTCTGTCATGATGCGTTCTGCGGCCTGGGCAAAACTCATACTCCACATGTGCATCATGAGGTCAATAGCACTACCGCCTTTTCCTGTGGAAAAACATTTATACCGGTAGGCTTCTGCGTCTTTGTTGTAGTAGATAAACATCGACGGGGTTTTGTCAGCAGGGTTGAACATGCTGCGTATGCGTATGCGTTGACCATTCAGTGGTTCAATGCCCAAATAGGTTTCAAAAATCCAGTGGGCAGGTACGGCATGCACGTCATCTATAAAGCTTTTACTTGAAAACATAAGCAAAGAATAAAAAGGGGAGAGCTCTCACCCTCCCCTTAAGGTTATTCTGATTCTGATTAAGGTAGCTGTAAGTCACCTAAGCCTGCGGATGGTGCAGAACCTAATCCACCTAGTGGATCAGTCTGGCCACCAAAGCCACTGACACTTTCTGCAGGTGCTGCATCACTGCGGCTCTTGTCTGCAATGACATGCTTGTCGCGGTCAAACGGAAGCAGGTTCAACGGCTGGCGATCGTCGTTCTCCAAAGCAGAGAATGGGAAGTTCTTACCCTCTTGCTTAGGGAAGAACATGCGGTAGTTGGGTTTGTCATACCCTTCCTGGAAGTACTCCTGGCCACCAATGGTGAAGTAACCCCACAATTCAGGGTCAGTCAAATACTTGGATACAGCTGACACGTATTCTTCAATAGTGTCTGCCTGCAAACCATCTGCATTCATGCGGTCAAGCACACCCATTTGTTTAGCCAGGTTGTTGACCCAACGGAAAATTTGGTCATCGCGCTGGATGGTCTTACCCTGAAACTCATAGGTAGAGAAAGGGTAGCGACCTGAACGCACATTAGCAATTTGTCCGCGATAGTTACCCAACTCAGGGCGGTGCTTGTCAATGGCCACGCCTTGGAAATCGTCACCGCGATCGGTGCCTTCCAACAGGACATTGATACTGTAAGCCTCAGCATCATAAGGTGGAGTATCCAATTTGATCTCCATGATGCGACAATAGTGTGTACCAGGTGTTAAGATCTTTGGTACAGATGAACCCGCGTTGGGGTTGAAGGATGATGATTTAAACATAGTGTTACTGATTATTCTTTAATGAAAACTTTGTCCCAGTCAACTGTGATGTTGCCGTCTTTGTCAATGGTTGATATTTCTATTTCTTTGTTGCGCAGGTGCTCTGGACGGGCACCGCAGTTCACTTCGTCAGTGGTCTTGAAACTCAAGATGGTTTTGTCACCCTTGCGGTACAGATAGCCAATGGCATCTGAGTACGCAGCAGTGATGCTTTTGATACGCCCGGTCAGCTGCAGATCAAGCGCGTTGAACTCTGTACCGTTCTTCTCCAGGAGTGTATCTTTTACGTGTCCCAGCAGGATCACATGCGGGGCCAGGGTCTTGATGTACGCAATGATCTTCTCAAACGCCTGGCGCAGGTATGGATAGCCCGCACCGTTGGGCATGTTGGTAATCATCCCGTACTTAGGCTTGCCTTCTGTAAACCAGTTCTTACCCATCGGTGTTTTGGAGTACAGCTCTTCCGCATAGGGAATGCACATTTCTTCCAACGCGGTGATGGTGTCCACTGCGATATACTTATAAGGTTTACCCTGAGACAGGATCAAGGTGCCAATTTTCACAATGTCTGTGATGCTGTTGGCTTTCAGCTTTATTGCGTCA